TAATAAAATTTTAATAAATTAAGAAAATCGGAGAATAAAAATATGGCGAATTCGACATCAGCAAGTTTAAAACTTACAGTTCAAGCTACTGGAGAAAACTCGGGAACTTGGGGACAAATTACAAACACAAACTTATTAATTTTAGAACAAGCAATTGGTGGTTATGATGCCGTAGGTATTACATCAGGTGCAACTTTAACTTTTTCTAATGGCGCTTTATCAAATGGTAAAAACCAAGTATTAAAATTAACAGGTACAATTGGAGGAGCAGTTAACGTTGTTGTTCCAGATTCAATTGAAAAAACTTATGTTATAGATAATGCTACTTCAGGTTCTCACACAGTAACTGTTAAAACTAGTTCAGGAACTGGAGTAACTTGGGCGGCTGCTGACAAAGGTACTAAAATGGTTTACTCAGATGGTACTAATGTTGTTGACACAGCATTTACAGATTTATCATCTGATTTTTCACCACAGCTTTCAGCGGACCTAGATACTAACGCACAAAATATTATTATTGATAATACAAAATCTATATTAGATGAAAACTCTAATGAACAAATTAAATTTTCAACAACTGGTTCTGCAGTTAACGAATTTACAGTAGCTAACGCGGCTACAGGTAATGCTCCGGCAATATCTGCAACTGGGGGCGATGGTAATATTGATTTAAATATTACACCTAAAGGTTATGGAAGAGCGACTTTTAATGGCCAAGGTAAAATTCAAAGCACGGCAGAAAAAGTTACAACTGAAGCAACGGCTGCTACAGGAACAGTTAACTATGATGTTCTTACACAAGCTGTGTGGAACTTTACAACAGATGCAGGAGCTAACTGGACATTAAATGTAAGAGGAGATGGATCAACATCTTTAGACACTATTATGGACACAGGCGAATCAATTACAATAGCTCACATTGTAAAAATGGGTTCAACACCTTATTACAATTCAGCTTTTCAAATTGATGGATCAAGCGTTACTCCAGAATGGCAAGGTGGAGCAGCTCCAACTGCCGGTAATGCAAGTTCATTAGATGTTTACACATACACAATTATAAAAACAGGGTCAGCAACATTTACAGCATTAGCTTCACAAGCCCAGTTTGCATAATGAATATTAGGGAGGAAAGAGAATGCCATTAATCGGAACATTTGGAGCAGGATCAGCCAAAGCTTTTGGGTTTACATCTGGAAGTTTTACTGGAATGTGTGCTTCAGGCGGAACCACTACAGAAGACGGAGCATATAAAGTTCATACTTTTACAGGGTCAGGAAGTTTTTGTGTATCAGCACTAAGTCCAGATCCAGCGGCTAACGTTGTAGAATATTTATTAGTTGCCGGCGGTGGATCTGGGGGATCAGCTCCATCACTTCCATGTGTTGGTGGCGCGGGAGCAGGAGGATTTAGAGAATCTCCAGGAGCAACAGCAGGATGTTATTCTGTATCTCCGTTAGGTGCTTCTCCTGCAGCAGCAGTACCAGTTACATGTAGTCCTGGTGCTTATCCAGTAACAGTAGGTGCTGGAGGAAGTTGTACAAGTTTTGCATGCTTAACTGCCAAACGAGGCGGAAACGGTGGGCCTCAACCGCAAGGATCGGGCCAACCCGGAGGATCGGGCGGCGGAGGTGGCGGTAATAACGGAACTGGGTCTATCGGAATTGGAAACACTCCACCAGTAAGTCCTCCTCAAGGAAATAATGGTAATACATTTGATTTTGGCGGCGGCGGAGGCGGCGCGGCTGGAGCAGGATCGCATGCAGGAGGAGCAGGGTATGCTCCAGAGATTGCAGGAACACCTGCTGTCTTTCGTTCAGGTGGCGGAGGAAACGGTCACAACGATAACAGTGGTCAACCTCAATGTGCTACTTCTGGAAAAGTTTCAAATGCAACCAGTGGCTTAGCAAATACAGGCAGTGGTGGCGGAGGAGCAAATCCTCCAGGTTATGGACCACCTAATAAAGGCGGCCCAGGTTCAGGTGGATCTGGAATTGTAATTTTAAGGTATAGGGCTAAATAATGGCACACTTTGCAAAAATTTCAGAATCAAATGATGTATTGAACGTAGTAGTTTTAGATAATAAAAATTGTCAAGATGAAAATGGAGTAGAAAACGAATCTATAGGTCAACAATTTTTAGAAAGCAAATTAAGCTGGCCTGCAAATTTATGGATTCAAAGTTCTTATAATACTTCTGCAAATCAACATAAATTAGGTGGAACTCCTTTAAGAGGAAATTGGGCACAGCCCGGTTATACATGGGATTCAACTAATGAAATATTTTGGCCACCTTCACCTTATTCGTCTTGGGTAAAAGACATTGCAACTGCTTCTTGGAAATCTCCTATTGGAGATGCTCCAGCCTTAACTGAAGAACAGCAAAATGATACAGTAAATAGGCATTGGTATGATTGGAACGAAGGTGCTCAATCATGGGACTACAATACAGAAGTTGAAAAAACAGAAACACCTCCTGAGTAATTGACTATATTTTAAAATTGTAGTATATCCATTTTATGGAAAAGAAAGTATTGAGTGAAATAGCGTTATATACAGGTGATGTTAAAATGCCTACAGGATTTGAAATTGATAAAAGATTTTTAGCTTTAAAATCTTTAGAGGCAGGTATTTACGATAAAGAATTTATACATAGTAAAGAATGGGAAAAATTAAATAATTATATTCGTGAATTTATAGATCTTAAATTTAAAATAGGTTTAGTAAATAAATCTTCTTGGGGTAATATATATGCACCTAGTGAAACATCTATTCCTCTTTTAAATATTGATCCTGTAGATTTAAGAAACTCTCCTGATTTTACTTTATTATATGGTGTTCGAATAGAAGATTGCATGGTTCGTATTCATTATACAGATAATCGTAGAGCTGGCAGAAGTTGGGATATACCTTTAACTAACAACAAATTTATTATGTTTCCCTCAACTCAGATGTATTACATAACTAACAATCAAAAAAATTCTTTAAACTTTATACAAACTATTACTTATGAATTTGTCTAATTACTATTGGTGTTTTAAAAGTGCCCTTCGTCCTAAATTTTGTGATGAAGTAATTAAATATGCTTTAAGTAAAAAAGAAAAGTTTGCTTTAACAGGTGGAGTAGGTAGACAAAGAAATTTAGATGACAAACCTTTATCTCGAAAAGAAGAAGAAGGAGTTAAACAAAAAAGAAATTCTAGTATTGTGTGGTTAGATGAAGGTTGGATATACAAAGAAATTCAACCTTATGTTCATGAAGCTAATGAAAAAGCAGGTTGGAATTTTAATTGGGAAAGAACTGAAAACGTGCAATTTACAAAATACAAATTAAATCAATATTATGATTGGCATTGTGATAGTTGGAATAAACCTTACAAAAATGGAATGATAAGAAAACTATCTATGACATGTCAACTAACAGATGGTAGTGAGTATGAAGGAGGAGAATTAGAATTTGATTTTAGAGATTATGATCCATATGCTAGAGATGAAAGTAAACATTTAGTACGAGCTAAAGAAATATTGCCTAAAGGTTCTATTATTGTATTTCCTTCTCATGTGTGGCATAGAGTAAAACCTGTTAGAAAAGGAGTAAGGTATTCATTAGTCGCTTGGCATAATGGACATCCATTTAAATAATGTTATATAATTATTTTCAATCTCCAATATGGTCCGAAACAAAACCTGAATTTGTAAAATCTTTAACCAAAGCAACAGATAAATATATTAAAGAAGCTAAAAAAAATAATAAAAAAATAATTAAAGAAACAAATGATTTTGGTTTTTCACATCACTCAGGTCCTTTGTTTAATGATAATAATTTTTTAGATTTTAGAAATTATATTTCTCAAAAATCTTGGCAGTTTTTAGAAAATCAAGGTTTTGATTTAAGTGGGCATAAAATGTTTTATAGTGAAATGTGGGTTCAAGAATTTGCTAAAAATGGCGGAGGTCATCATTCTATTCATGTTCATTGGAACCAACACGTATCAGGTTTTTACTTTTTAAAGTGTAGTGATAAAACTTCTTATCCTATATTTCATGATCCTAGACCTGGAGCTGTAATGACTAAACTACCAGAAAAAAATTCTAGTGTAATTTCATCTAGCACTTCTCAAATACATTTTAAAGCTGTACCGGGAAGTTTAATACTTTTTCCTGGATATATGCCCCACGAATTTACTGTAGATCATGGAAAAGCCCCGTTTAGGTTTATCCATGTTAATTTACAAGCAGTTCCTAGGGGTATTAAAACTTGATTAAAATAAAAAATAATTTTTTAACTACAGAAGAATACAATAAACTCAATGAAGTTTTTTTAAGTCAAACTTTTCCTTGGAATTTTATTAATGGTAAAACTCATCCTAGCATTACTGGTTTAGAAGAATTTCAATTTATACATTTATTTTATGATTGCGGAATTGTTTCCAACTATTTTAATTTAATTCAACCCTTTATAGATAAACTTAAACCTAAATCATTATATAAAGTTAAGGCTAATTTAAATGTTTACAATTCTGTTTTAAAAGAGTATGATTCTCACGTTGATATTTTAAATTTTAAAGGTACCACTGGTGTTTACTATTTAAATACTAACGATGGTTATACTAGAATAGGAAAGAAAAAAATTATGTCAGAATCAAACAAAATAGTTCTTTTTAACGCTACTCAAAAACATGCTGGAACTAATTGTACAAACTCTAATTATAGAATTGTTTTAAATTTTAATTATGTCTAAAAATTTTATATTTGCAAATTCTATGCCACGAGCAGGTCAAACGTTAACATCTGCTATTATTAACACTAATAAAAATATTCAAGCTTCAGCCAATTCAATTGTACCTGATATTTTGTGGAGATTAGATTCCTCTAAAAAAAGTTCTTTGTTTGAAAATTTTTCTGATCATAAATCTTTTGATAACGTAGCAGGAGAAATATTTGATTTGTACTATAAGGATTGGAAATGTAATACAATAATAGATCACGGGCCTTGGGGCACTCCTTTTAATCTACAAATATTAAAATGTTATTTTGAACGCCCTAAATTTTTTATTTTACAAAGACCTTTATTAGAATGTATTGCATCTTTTGTAAAAGTAAAAATAGATAATCACACACTAACTAAAGACTCTATAGAAGGATATGTAGAAAATGAATTAATGAGTATGAATGGTTTATTTAATAAATGGATTATAGGCATTGATACTATTATTAGAACTAAACAGGATTATTTAATGTTATCTTATGAAGATTTAGTTAAATCTCCTAAAACTTTTTTTAAAAAATTAAGTAAGTTTGCAGGAGAAGAAATAAAAATTCCAGATAAAATTACGCAGTTTACAGTTCAAAATATTAAATACGATGATGAAATTATCAAT